AGTCCCCAAACCGCCAAAGGAGATATCATCTCCGGCAGCATACTGGACAGAAAAACCAGAATTAGAAGAAAGAAGGGGGACAGACTGAACCACATTACGTGTAATAGCAGTGGAAGAATATGCTTTAATATATTTAGCGGTAGAAGCATATGGGACTGAGAGGAAGAACACGGTCTGAGTGTTACTAAAAGATAAGAGCGTGCTCATTTGCGAATCTTGGGACGAAAAGGCTGGAGCTACAGGATCGTAATCAATAGAATAAGATGATCCATATTGAAACGAAGTGCTGGAATTAGCGTTTGTAAGAGTAGCTTTAAAATTCATCGAGCCTCGGTAAAAACGAAACCAAGCCCAGAAATTCGGCGGTTGCATAGTAGGGGTACTTGCATAAGGGGGATAAAGGCTAGCGGGACAGAACGTCTGATTAGTAAACGTGGTGAAGTTCACATAGCGATGAGCGTAAGTACGAATGGACATCACAGATTCGCTAGTGACATAGTTCTTTGCCACGTAGTGCTTAGCCTTGATAATTGGAGGAAATTCCGTCTTAAAAGCGCCACGAACATCCCCTTGAGGTTCGGGCGACTCCGGCTCAGAGAGTGAGACCGACGATGGATCAGTCTCTACAGAAGAATAAGGAACAGCGAAATCAACGTCCTCGGCTGCCGCAACGAACACGGAAAGCTGGATGGTGGTGTCTTCATTAGCTGTATCGAAATCAACAATGTCATTCACGAGTGTGAGCGTTAAGTTCCCAACATTGTCAGATTGTCCATCGGCATAGTACCCATAAGGGGCTTTAGAATACGGTTGATTGGATAAATATGGTACAGTAATCTTTGAAACGGTGTCACCTTTGACATCTATAATTTGCGAGATAACGTCCCCACCGTTGGGATCTTCGGGATCTACCGGATCTCCGGGGTTGGGGTCAAAAGTGAGACGGAAACGCGCAGTAGTGTACGACGAACACGAAAATACAAACATAAACTTCTTTCCACCGCGCCAAAGCAAGAACTGCCGAGCGCAGGCGGAGAACCAGTTGTCGTATCGAGTGCCTCCAGTTGAAGTAGACCACTTAGCAAGGGGAGCCAGTGGATAAGTGGCAATAAGTGTACCAGCTGTAGCTGTAGTTGGAATCTCTCGGACTTCATAAAGTGATGGGGTTTGAGCTAGATGCCGAAAAGAGCGGCACGCTTTGTCATCAACTCCAAAAATAGCCTGTGAGTCAGAAACATGTGCGGTGGGACTAAGGCTAGTGGGATGGCTAGGATTCACGCCTTTTCCTTGGAACATCGTGTAACTATGATCTGTGAACATTCTGCATGGGGTAGACGTAAGATTAGGCTTGTCTAATCCAAGGTCAAGAGCATCACCAATAGCCGTAATTGCAGGACCAACCACTGGAACCGAACGAAGAGACGCCATAAAGTCAGCAGTGCGGGGTTGGCCTGTAGTGACTCCGTCAATAGCACGAGAGGACTGCTCGCTTTGCGGAGTGATTTCAACATTTGACTCAATAAAAGTTTTCTGAACTTTAGCAAGGGCAGGAGGCGGGGCTTTCTTAGTTGTAGGCCCGCTAAGAGTAATGTTGGTGAATCGGGCCCACACGGTCACATCAACCTTATCGGTAGCAGTGGTGGCCGAGGATCGGAGTGGGTTAAGGACGACAAAGCCAAGATGAGCCATAGCAGCTGGTTGGGTACGATCAAAAATATCTACAAAATCATATTGATGTTGATAAGGAATTTTAATAGTTAACTCAGTGCAAGAGTTCGCCATAATAATTGCGGAGGGCAACTGGGACGCGTTCCAAACGTCTTTTACCAGAGCGGCAACTTCCGTAGCCTCCGTATCAGTGATATAATACATAAGGAGTTGTCCGTAGTGGAATTTAGTGGAATTAAGACGAACTTGAATCTCCAAATCCGCTTGAAGGTAGCGAAATCGGCCAAGACGGTCAAGAACTGACTCGATAGCAAAAAGATCGTTAGGCAAGTCTACACTACCAATGATAGTTCCAGATAGATCAGTGCTTTCCCACTGGAAGTTATTAATTTTCATTAATCTGGACAAAATATCATTCATACACACAGAAGGGTAAGGATCAGGAACGAACTTCTGGGCGGATTTAACTGAAACAACCTCTTGACTCGTTTGGTCTTGAAATGAAGTAATTTCGTTAGTTTGCCTCTCTAAGTTGGCATTCAGACTAGCTGATGCTTCAACAGGGACAGAGACGGCATTCGGGGTGGTCGGGGTGTTTTCTTTATTCATATTGTCGGCAAACCTTGGGTACGACCGCGTAACGGGTTTAAAGTCACGCGGAAGGAAGGATATGTCGAGAGAGAAGCTCATCACGACTTACTATATTCAGGAGTAGCCAATAATCCGTCAATGGCTGTGACTCCAAAGTGCCCTATTTAACGTCTAGAGTCAGGACGGTGTGACAATTTAGATGAGAGGTGTGGCTGCAGTTGTCAAAGCAGTGCCACGAGAGACTTGCGCTTCTCCGTAACTGATAGTGGGATAGCTGATGGAATGAACGGCGCAAAGACGGCGCAATAAATTTGAGCGATATTCAAATGCCTCAGGGCCGAAATGGCTCAGTTCGTACAACTGGTTGCGAACTTTGTCAGTCATACGTGCTTTGACGCTAACTTTAGATTTTCGAATGTATTGGATCGAATCGTTTAAGACTGATAGAGGAAGTGGGGCGTCGACGGTCGTAGTACGGATGACAAATTGACGTTTTAAAAATGTAACGTCCTCAAGCTCATGAAACTCAACAAAAACAAAATGCTTATCAGGCATAGTGTATTCCATACCGAGAACATCGCGCATAACATCCCGCATAACAATATTATTGTAGCGGTTCTGAATGGATGGATGAGGGCTCTCAATATCATCATCGCCAAATGCGCAAAATGCAACTAAATCAAAGAAGCTCTCCAGGGGTTTATCAACCTGAATGGAAAAGACAACAATAGAGATGCCAGTTCGATCAATAGTGTTTTTCTGAGTGGTCCACGGGTGGCCTGAAGACGTAACGTTGTACAGAACGTACAAAACTCCATTGCATGAGTGAAATGTAAAGGTGAAAGACCCATGCCACAAACGAACTCGAATAGCCTGAACAGCAGCTCGACACGTAAAAGTCGGCAGTTCAACGTTAAGCTTCCAACGCTCATTGATGAATTCTTTAGCGGGGGCGATGTTATGGAAGTTCTCGTTAAGCCATAGCAAAGAGGCTTTGAGAGTAATACGAGAAATGACAGCTGGTTTGGAATAATCAAACTTCTTAACATCTCCAGCAATAAACTTAGTGGATTTCTTAAGCATGCGAGTGAGTAGCTCTTTCCACTGCGGACCATGAGGATTAATGCCTACTGCCGAGAAATCGGTATTCCCGTACGTAAGCCGCTCTGTTAGGCTAGCAAAGAACATGCGCCAGATAATTGTGAACTCCATATCAGGATTATTTATAGCACGTGGCGCTTTCTCGGGGTCGCGCAGTTCATCCTTGAGGAAATCAGAGAATACAACGTACCATACAGAACCAGATTTAAGCGATGAAAGGCGTTCAGAAATACGTTCTAGCAATTCGCCTTTATGGTTTTCAATAACTGCACTTTTTGGTGAAATGCCTCTGGACGTCCAATATGCCCCGGGAGATGTGGTCAGGTCAAGAGGTTTAAGTGAGGTGCCAGGAATACCATAAATAGCTTGGTCAACAGTGAGGACTGCAGGTAAAGTAGCCCTCGGGATTTGATCTGCAAGTAGACGAGCAATACGGTCTTCAATTCCGGAATCCAGCTCAGTATCAACTGCTGGATGGATCTTCTCCAAAGCCCGCTTCATAGGCTCTGAACTTCCTTGGCGTTTCAGATCAACGGGGCGCTTAGACGGAGGCTCTAAAGTTGAAGACTGATAAAAAGGAGAAGGCGAAAAAGCCGATTTGTCAGACACATACATGTTGGGGCCAGTATGTTTACCTTGGAACCACGTACAGTCCGGTAAAATATGAGGATAATCTGGAAGGTACGTAAATTGCGGCAGAATGGGTTCGGGTGCATCACTTCGAGGTAATAGGTCCGGAGGAATAAGCATAGTATAACTAATGCAATTTTCTGCAGTAGACGCAGCACAGTGAATGCCAATAATCTTTCCAAATCTGTCAACAACAGGAAGTGCAGAATCTCCAGAAATCGTAACTCCAGGTCCTTTTATCATGCCCTCTCGCATTGAAAACTTTGCGCCTCCACTATATTCAATAGGCTTGGTCGGTTCAACGATGGGACCGTAAGAATTGACGACCATCTGCTGAGACCCGAACTTATGAACTTGTACAAGAGCAGTTCTGTCGGTCAATTCGGCAAAGCTACCGCGAATTGTGCGGACGGGAAGTCCGGAGAAAAACTCAGAGTCAATCTTAAGAACGATGGCGTCATAACCCTGTTTAAGGATTTTAACCTCATATTCCCGAACAGTGAACGACGTGCCACCCAATCCAACTTGAATGGGAGGTTTCAATTCGGGATCGGCGTCTTGAAAAACATGGTAATTAGTTAATATATTATGTTGATCGATGCATAAACCATAAAGTGACGTCCCGTTGCAATTTAAACGAACGAGATTGCGAGTTAGAGGGCCAAGAATGGTGTCTTTTTGACTCTGCGTGAGAATTGAACTATCAAACGCATCGTGGCATCCATAAAGTAACTCCATATTAGCATCACACACCCCTCGGGACGTAAAATGCTCGTGTGTTCGACGGGCCCATTCTGGCATAGTACGTAAGTCCGGTCCGGAGGAGCCACCATCATAGTCTGCTCGATCTTCGGCTAAACGCAGTCGCTCCAAAAACGCCGTAGCTTTATGTTGAGTTTGTTGGCCTTTAGGTGCAGCAACTTGTGCTGCAGCGATATTACGCGCACGATCACGCTGATGCGATAAAGCACCACGACCAGTAGGCTCAGGATTCTCACTGCCAGACGGCCACATCTTATAAAGCAAAACGGCAGTGCCAATTACTGCAAGGCCAGCAAAAAGAGACCCAGTCGCTATGAAGAATTTCTTATAGTTTGAAACGATGCAATTAACCATCTCGAGTGTGCTAGAAACACGCTCCTTTTGGCGTTTAAGAAATTCTGTGGTGCTGGTAAATTTTGACTTCACCCAACTCCACCCACTAGAAAGCCACGACGAAGGGGTTGGCAAAAAGGACGACCATAAAGGTTCAGGACCAAGATCAAGGTCGTCAAAGTCGGCTTGAGGTTCAACTAAACTGATATGCACTGTAGGTGTCTTATCTTTGCCTTTATCACGCC